AAATAATACTTTTCACTAGCTTTAATACATGATTGTCCCGATGCGTCAAAACTGCATTTCTGTTAATATGTAATACATTCAATGCAAAAAAGTTTGTGTTGAATATTTTGCAAAATATTACATACAAAGGAAATTACTATGTGGACTAAACCAGCAGCTACTGAAATGCGTTTTGGCTTTGAAGTTACAATGTACGTAATGAATAAGTAATTGAATAGATAGAAATGCCTTGCAACATGCCCTTTTATTGGGGTTTTGTTGTATTATGAATAGGTAAATGAATAGCTTTTTAGGCGGTTAAGCCGACATCAGAGGATATAGCAAGTAACGAGTTTTTCGGCTTTCTGCGTTACATGTAACAGCTATGAAATCTGCGCCAACTTTACATATACAAAAACCAGCGTCAATGCAGTACAAAAACCTAAAGCAAAAGCGCTGGCGTAACAAATAATATATTGCAAAATAACATCAATCATTGTAAACAGTCCTTAGAATTAACTCGCAGTAATGAATAGCTTTACGCACATCATCTGCACCATTCTTAGCATGATGCCTGGCAATATACTTTACTACGTTGCCTTCCAAAAAACTTAAATTGTTAGCCGTAATAAACTCTACAGGCTGAATCTTCATAGTAGCGTAATGGCTACCTCCTACTTGCTTATCTAACGCATCCCTAGCCATCTCCGTCATGCCATCGCTCACTTTAATACCACCTTCCCATTTATCGTAATATGTTTCATTCATAGCACAGGTCATTTTGCTCCCCTTTAAAGTCGCCAGGCTTTAGCACAGACTTGTGGGCATCTGTACGCATCGTATCTAGGGTGTGAATAATGTCACCAAAAGACTCCCCACTAACGCTAGCGTCACAGTAACCCATAAGACTGCCATCCCGATTATAGTAGACCTCTTTAATCTCAAAGTACTTACTTCCGATTTCATCTTCAAACTCCATTACTCTATAATTCCACATTATTTTAATACTGCCATATGACGTTTTACGTAGTTATTTGGGTGAAGCCTATACTTAGTATCTAAATCAAATTTTATGCGCTCTACGGTAGCGTATTGTGCGTTTAAAATATCTTCCGAAGGCATAGGAAACCCTATTAAGCTGTTAATTGTTTCTAATGGTTCACCAAATGTTGAATACATAACTTACTCCTAAAATTGGTGGGGTACTCACGAAATTACGATTGATAAAAGTGAGCACAATATATCGTGCGCTTTCCCCCATGACTTTAAAATGGAATTAAATCCTCATCTGGCTTGCTAATATAAGCGTTAGCTTTAGTTGGCTCGCCTGCTTCTTTTACGTATGGCTCACTAAATGAAAAGCTAAAAAACTTACCTGACTTACCTTCTTTAATCCATGCTGACATACGCATCTCTTTACCATTGACCATACAGTTACCTGTGTAGTCAGGATGTGTATCTTTTTCCTTCTTGTTGTTTTTAAAAAGAGACCCTGAGTTGTCTCGCTGTTCGTATTGTGCCATTTTCTAACCTTTCTTCATCGTTGAACGTGTTTTACTATCTAATAAAGCCCATAATGCAGTCTTTTCATGACTTTCTAAACTACCTGCTACTTCTAATGCTTGCGCTACATCATCATTCTTAACAAAGAAAGTAACTTCCTCTGCTAACATACTTAATGAATCTTTTTCTGCTGCTGTAAATCCATCTAATGCCCCAGCTAACGGTGTTATAGATTGTTTAGGTGGCTCTACAGCGTTAGGCTTTTTTACTAATTCGTCTTTCTCAGGCATATCTTCACCAGCGTAAATATAAAGACCTAACCCATGTAACGCAATAGCTTTAGCCAGGCATCGCTGCATAGCTGTATTAACGCTCATTGCATCTGGATTAACAATAGCTTTATTTCTAAAGTCCATTACGGGCAATTGGGCTGTTCTTGATTTTCCAAAGGCTTCGACTGTACAGAAGACCATAAGGGTTTCACCAAACAATCTTGGCTCACTATATGACCATGTAGCTGTAGAATCAAGTTGAAGTAGCTGGTCGACAGCCCACGCCCATGAGAGGTAGTTAAGTCCGTTTTTTTGTTCAATGTGTTCATTTACGTTTACCTTTCTGATTTCAGCGTAGTTCATTGTATGTCCTCAAATCTATCACGAATAATTAATTTAAGCGTTTCTACACCTTCTAGCGCATGGATAAGTGGCAATACATCGTTACCCATCCACATAATCTTAGTAATATCAATCTCTACATATTCTGATTCTAAATCACCAAAAAATACTGCGCTAATGTCCAGGTCATACTCTACTGTTATTTCTATTTCATTTACAACTAAATTTGTAATCATTTCCATGCCTCCAAAATAACCCATGCCCATCCGTGTTTAACTGCGTTTAACTTACCCTTAATACATAACTGCCTAACCCATCGTTCTGACTTGCCCATCTGTGCTGCTATTTCTGACACAGTATATAAATGTTGACTCACAAAGTAAACTCCTTATTCCAAGATTGGTATTATACATCATTCTTCCATCTCCGCAAAGTGATTTTCACCACAACAGCTTAACCATTCACCTTTAGGCTCGCCACAATAAACGCAGCCTATGTAGGTATCTTTCTCAATCTCTAAAATTTGTAATTCTGACATAACCTGCATTTCAAACATTGCCTGGCACATTATTCTTGCTCCTCTACAAGTTCAGTAGTTGTTTGATACATAGCAACCATAAGTGCTTTAGTAAACAACAACAGGTCGTAATCAGCCTTATCTTTATCATCTTGTTTGGTAGCGTGCATCCTAGTGACGTATGCCTTAAACATAGCACGTAGTGTTGTTTGCGTTAGCTCAAAGTCTACGTATTGCTCTGCTAACAGCTCCCAAACAAAGTCTTTATTGTCTGCTGCTTCTTCAATCTTATCTTCAATGTATTCGTCTTCAATTTCATAATCTACTTTGCGTTCATGTGGGTTGTTTAAATAATATTCATAATGGTCGCTCATTTCCAGCCCTTCCATTCAGCAATTACACCTACAATTAAAAATATGGCACAAGTTACTGCACCGCCTATACATAATATTGCTAAGTTATCTAACATTTTGTATCTCCTAATTAAAATCTAAAATCTGCTACACGTTGTTGAACCCAATGCAGTCTTTCATTGCTATAAAATACATTTTTTATTACTTTACAAACTTGTTTGCCCATAAAACTGTATGCTAACTTTTCTCTTAATAAATACATTTTGTATCTCCGTTTGCGTTGTTGATGTGTGTATATTATTCCGAGATTGGAACTGTGTCAACATTTATTTAACAATTATTTTAATTAAAATTGCAAAAGCCATAAGTAAAATTAATTAGGCATTAGTTTATTTTTATGCGTTAATGTAAACCATTAGTTTAGATACAGACATATATATCTTGACTTTTGACGCTAAATGTGGTAGTATTACGATACGAATGAAAGTTCGCTTCACTTGGCGGTGAATCATGTTAGTAAGCCTTAGTCAATACTCTGCTGGTACTAACCCAGTCCGCCAACGCCCGTAAAAAGGTGAGAGTATTGTCTAGGGCTTTTTTTTGGACTAAAAATATGGCTAATCCCTGGTTTAGATTATATAGTGAGTTTGCATTTGACCAAAAGGTACAGATGCTATCAGAAGTAGACCAACGTAGGCTTATTATGCTTTTTTGTTTTAGATGTAGCGGTAATGTAACGTTACAAGATGAAGAAGTAACGTTTCAGTTACGTTGCAGTAACGATGAGTGGTTAAAAACTAAGGCTACTTTTATAGCTAAGGGGTTCATCAACGAGCATAATGAAGTGCTTAATTGGGATAAGCGTCAATACATCTCAGACTCAAGCTCAGAGCGAGTTGCAAGGTATCGTGATAAGAAAAAAAGCGATGTAACATTATGTAACGTTACAGTAACGCCCCCAGAACAGAACAGAACAGAACAAAAGCAGAACAAAGTATCAATTCCTAAAAACTTTGCTATTAGCGATAAAGTAATAAGTTGGGCAAATCGAGAAGGTCATACTAATTTGCAAAAACACTTTGACAATTTTGTTTTATCAGCTCAATCTAAAGACTATAAATATTCTGATTGGGATTCTGCGTTTATGAAAGCTATAAGAGATAACTGGGCTAGTGTGCCAACAGAAAGAAAAAACAAGGTGGTTTTATGATAATTAACCCTAGAAGTTTACTTACAGAAATAGACGCACTATACGATGGAGGCATTGCACGTGGACACACAACTGGTTGGGCTAATGTGGACGAGTTTTTTACTGTTAAGCACGGTGAGTTTACTGTTATTACTGGTATGCCTAGTCACGGAAAAAGTGAGTGGCTGGATGCTTTGTGCGTTAATCTCGCCATACATCACAATTACCGTATTGCTATGTTTTCTCCTGAAAACCATCCATTAGAGATGCACGCTAAAAAGATTATTGAGAAGTATGCAGCCAAGC